CATTTAAGAATTGATGAAATATCGCCAGATCGTACGGAAATACGTTTACGTGCAATTGATGCCGAAGATTCTGAATTTTTACAACAAATAACAAATTATATCGATACGGTTAATCAAACGGCTAATGGAGTATCGTATAAATCTTATTTGTTAAATTTTAGCAGAAATCAATGTTTTGTTTTTGTTAATAGTGTCGTTGTTGGCGAATATTTGTACGTAAAATTATACGAACCATTACCAGCTAATATAGAAACGGATTTTAAATGTTGGGTAGTAGAAGAACAAAAATCGTCATATATTGATAGAATTTCTATCTTACCTGCAGTTTCTCGACCGCAATACAATCAGTTATCGAATCCAAATTGGTATGCAAATGCAGATTATAATATTTCGTCTGGAACTAATTTTGATTCGTGGAATGAATTATTAGGATCATCCGTACAAACATCTCAACAAATTGTAGATGCATATTTTTCTGGAAGTTTATCTGGAGTTAAATTAAATATAGATTTTTCAGATTTTAATAATTTTATTTTTTATAGTTCTGCAACAGAACGTTTAGAAAATTTTAAATACAAATTAGAATTACTAGAATATTATAACGCACAAAGTACGGCATTATCATTTATCTCTGGCTCTACGGCAACAACAAATGCTGCAGATTATACAGATAGAACAACCGCATTAATTAGTGGGTTCGATGCATTTGAAAAGTTTTTATACTATGAATCATCATCTAAATTAACTACATATGACATTGCATTAGAATCGCCTACAGTACCGGAAGTTACTGGTAGTTATATTGCACCGGTACCAAAATCTAATGCAACAAAACCATATTCAATATATCCAATAACTAGTTCTCAATTTCAATCTTGGTATTCTGCGGTTTATTCTAGCGCTAGTTTGTATGATAACAGAAATATTCATTCTTTAATAAAAGCGGTACCGGAATTTATTAGATTTGATTCTGGCAATGAAAATTTATCTACATTCGTTAACATGTTAGGTCATCATTACGATATACTTTATACGTATATTAATCACATGACCAAAATACATAATCGCGAAGAAAACCCTAAATTAGGTATGCCAAATGAATTGTTATATTCTGTAGCAAAACAATTTGGATGGAACTTAACAGACGGTAATCAGTATCAAGATTTATGGGGATATGTTTTAGGTACCAATGAAGTGGGAGTTCCATCAACCGGTTCTAATACAGTTGGAGATCCTAGCGTTCCGGGACGTGATATGACATACACAGTATGGCGTCGCATCATAAATAACTTGCCGTTGTTGTTAAAATCTAAAGGAACTAAACGAAGTGTACAAGCATTGCTTTCTTGTTATGGAATTCCACAGTCTTTGATAACAATTAAAGAATATGGCGGACCTAGACTTAATAGGGCACCTGTATATGAAAAATTAAATTTCGATTATGCTTTAGATTTAATTAATAATACAGCTGGAATTGTAAAAATTATATATACTACTACTCCAACTGACATAGAATTTCGTTTTCGTACGGACAACGTAATTATCAATCCTACGATACCGTCTACAATGGAATTATTTGATGTTAATGGCGGTCAAATGTACGCTACTATAGATTTTGTATCAGGAACTAAAGGTACTATTTCATTAAATGGTAATGTATCGGCGCCGATTGAAATGTTTGATGGCGGATGGTTAAGTGTGTTAGTAACATATGATCCAAATACTGGAGATTCGTATGCAATAGTTAAACGTTCTAAATACGGAAAAATTGTAGCAGAAACATCAGCAACCGCATCTGGCGTTACAATTCCAACTGCTAATAGTACTATTACGTTTGGCGACTCATTCAGCGCATCTCGTCTAAAAGGCCAACTTCAAGAAATACGTTTATGGAATCGCGCATCATCAATTGAACCATATTTTGATAATCACGTAAAAGCTCCATCTGCTTATAACAGTGCAGATCCGTACACTGAATTGTTATTTAGATTGCCGCTTACACAACAAGTTAATCACACATTAACCGGTTCGTTGCAAGGCGTGCAACCAGTAGCTACTGACTTCAGTGCGTCGATGCAATTTTGGTCTACCGCTACTCCATATGATTCGATTGAAGAAACATATTATTTTGACGGAATATCATTAGCCGCAGGAACATATGATGATAATAAAATAAGATTAGAAGACAACGAATTAGTTGGAACTTTAGATTTCAAAACTAGAGCAGAACGAAGTCAATTTGATAAAGCTCCATTAGATAGTAAAAAATTAGGAGTATATTTTTCTCCACAAACAATGATTGATGAAGATATCATTGCACAACTAGGATTTACTGAATTAGATAGTTATATTGGAGATCCAGGAGAAACCGAATCGAAATCGTATCCTCGATTAATTCAGCGTGCACAATCGTATTGGAAAAAATATGCAGAAGCAAATGACATTAATGCTTACATAAAAATATTTACATTGTTTGATTTGTCATTTTTCCGACAATTAGAACAACTATTACCGGCTCGTGCTGATAAATTAACTGGTATACTTATACAACCTAATATATTAGAACGAAGTAAAGATGTCGCATTGCCTAAATTGTCATACGAAAACAATGTATACAACGTAACTTTGCAAAGTGTTCCTCCTACCGCATCTGGAGATTATTTACAATACATAGGCGGAATTGATGGTCGTATTTTAACAATATCTGGAAATGATGATGATCAATATCAAGCATATTTAACTGCATCGGACGCACAAAGATATAACGGTACTACGTATTCATATGAATATCTTATATTTGATGGAAGTAGTTACATAACAGCATCTACTCCATATTGGCGTAGCGAAGCAATATCGCCAACTATATTGACATCGGTATATTCTGAATTTCAATATGCTTCTGGATCTACATTAGCACAAATTCAAAATTATTTGCCGGCAGGCATCAATAATCAAAAATATAACGGGTCTAAATTAACATCCGCAGACTTTAATATCAATTCTACGCAAACCGTCGATGGTGGTCCGGCAGTAGAATGGAAGACTGCAAATCCTAATCAGTTGATATATCAAACCTTAGGAGAACAAGGAAGTTTTGTTTTAGTATAAATTTTAATAGTAGATATTTATTTTAAATAGGAATAAAATATGGGATACTTAGATAATAGTTCTGTAACTGTTGATGCTATCTTAACTCTTAAAGGCCGAGAATTGCTAGCAAGAGGCGGAGATGCATTTAAAATTACTCAGTTTGCTTTAGGGGATGATGAAGTAGATTATTCGTTATGGAATCCAAATCATCCATTAGGAACTAACTATTACGGCGTAATCATTGAGAATATGCCAATAGTAGAAGCAGTTGCTGATGAAACTCAAGCATTGCGTTACAAATTAATTACATTGCCAAAACAAACAACTAATATACCGGTAGTTACGGTAGGAAATACTGCTATTACTTTATTAGCATCTGGCGACGCTTCGGCAATTTCTCCAAATACTAGCAATTTAACCGGAGGTAATTCTAATTTAGGATATACAGCAATATTATCAGATTCTACGGTTGCTGATATTCAAGTAACACGTGCATTACAAAATTCCGTGTTGCCAACTAGTCCTAGATTTATTGGAGATAATGAAGACGCACAAAGCGTTGCGGTTGCTGGATTTGAATTCCGAGTTATAGCAAAAGCACAATATATTGAAGATAAAACTGCAACCATTACTATTATTGGAAACGAAACTGGTGGTAGCGTTACTATTAATTTAACAGTTAAAAAAGTTACTGCAGTAACAAATAATGCAACTAGTTAATAAAGAAGTAAATATGAAAGATTTTATTAAAAAATTAAAACAACAACCTAAGCAAGGCGGATTTCCACTTGGTAATCAATCTGGAAATACGCAAGGAGGAACGGGGCGCGTATCTGGAGCTAGTTTATCACAAAATCAAAACATAGCTGCTCAAGCGGGTGCTGCATTCAACGAACAAGTACAACAGTTGGCTCAGCAACTTGCTAACGAAATAATTGCAGAACAACAGCAAACTACAATATTAGCAAGAAATGGACGTATCTATACTAGATTTGATCAAACTAATGATGTAGTATCTAATCAGACCGAAACTGTTACTGCAGGTCTATGGAGTGATAATGTTGCCGGATTAACTACGTATTTTTCTTCGTCAGCACAAACTACATCGCAGAGAAGATATTATGTAGATGTATATCAAGAAACTCCTAGTGCTGACGGCGCTGCTGTACAATTTGCTTTAGCATATGGTCATGCATTAGGAAGTGGTTCTTCAGCACAAGGTACTCAAAATGATTCTCCTACTAGAGCCGTTTATTCTCAATATAGACAACTTTTATTAAGTGCAAATCAATCTAGATTTACGACAGCTGGTTCTGGTAGTACAGATTCCATATACGTATTAAATTTTAAAAGAAATCGTTTAAAGGAACGTTTAGATGCTGGTAATTTCGAACTACCTTTATTATCAATATCTACTCACGATGTTAATGCAACTGGATCAGTTACAGTAGGCTCTAACGTAATCAAATTGATAGATGATTCTTCAATTGCATCTGCAACTATAGGAGATTCTGGAAAAGTTTATAACGTTGTATCTGGTTCTATAACAAATGGAGTTTTCAACTCTACGACACCGGTATATTATGGGT